CTATACCAGTTAGACCTAAAGCTAAAGGTAGGCCACGCATAACACGAAAGAACAATGCGATGTGGGCCTACACGCCAAAAGGCACACGAGACTACGAAGAAATCGTTAAAGAATGCTACAAAGGGCCAAAATTTGATGGCCCTGTTTCTTTAACGGTTTCTTTGAGTGCTAAACGAGCATTGGTTACAATAACTGAAATAGATTGCGATATGTCACCCCTTCGAGGTGACATATCTAATTATATTAAGGGTATAGAAGACGCATTGAATGGTTTAGCCTATGATGATGACCGACAGATACATAAGTTAGTTGGTAAGAAAAAATGAGTCAACAAGCATTCCATCAAGCATCGTATAACCATAGATTTGCATTTATGGGAGACGAAGCG